TTTTCCGCCTTTCGGTGTTAGGAACCTCGCGTCTTGCGCCACAGCAACGGCAGTTGTCGTCGCCGTGTCGCAGGGAAGAGAGGTGACATGGGCCGCACCTTAGCTGTAGTGTGGTTTTGGTTGGAAGTGGGAGCCCCTTTAAGAGTGCACCCCTAAGTCTCATCCATGGGAACTTCCTCTCGCCTCATTTTTGGGGACTTTGCTTGGCATTCTGGGGCCTTTGGCCCCAAAGAATCCACCTCTTTCGGAGGTGGCGTCTGCGCGACGTTAAAGGGAGTATGGGTTTCGCTCACGAAATGATGTGTCAACTTACGAATATAGTTGGTGCAGAATCTAGTGGTGACGCACACGGCCTTGTTGAAGGCGTGTTGGTGGTCCAAAGTCCACACCTACGGGCGCAAGGTGCTTATGCATCTAGCCGAGGTGGTGGGAGCTGGAGGACACTGCGGGGCGAGGGATCAAGCCGCAGTTCTAAACTAGAGGGCGGGGCCTGCGATTGCGGGACCACCAGGTTAGTAGGGGACCTGGATTGCCAACCGGCGAAAGAAAGTAACCGGTCGAACGGCAGCTTCTGTCATTCCCCAAGGGGTACGCAGATGTGTGTCCAAGAAAATGAAGCCCGAAGCGCATTCCCAAGAGCTACCAATGAGGCCTCTTGGACCGGGGGAGTCGTACAGCGAGACGGAACCCGATGCCAGTCAGGAGTAGAGTTAACCCAGACTGAGGGGGGAGGACACCCCCTGCCCAGCTCGATAGAGTGGGCGAATTCTATCTTACCTTTTTCTTTTTCATTCTGTGTGTGTGGAAAAAATAAAAAACAAAAAGTGATGTCCGAGAGTCAAAAAAGCGTAAATAAAAATTTATGTTGGCTAGAGTGGCGAACACCGGCCAGGGTAGAGTGGTTTACACCGCCCACCGCAACTCTCTCCACTGGCTTCCCCAGTGAAGACCTGAATGGATATGAGCTTGTTCTTCAGGCAACACACAATAAGCGACAGCATTCGCTTAATGGCAACCCGCCCCGAAAACGTGGCACTCGAAAAGGGAAAGTCACTGTCGTCGGCATTCGCGCTCGAGCCCGAAGTCGCACTCGAACGCCAGTCCAGAGATCTGCACGAGCGGCCCGTCGGCGAGCGCGGAAGACTCAATTGGCCGACCAGGCCCGTGTTCTTACTGAGCAGGGATACCAATTTGAGGGAAAGAGTGCCATCAGGGGGCGTGGTGATTACACAATTGGACGTGGCATCGGATCGTCCATTGGAGGGTGGATAGGCGACAAATTGGAAGGGTTTGTTCGCAAGATTTTTGGTGTGGGAGATTATTCAGTGGGCAAGGCACCCTATGAGGTGGCGCAGAATTCGTTGATAGCTGGGACGACGGCACCAGCCATGCATTCGGATAATTCAGGCGCCACCGAGATGGCCTATCACGAATTCATAGGGAATATAGGTATGACCACCGACTTCTCTGTGAAATCATACCCCATCAACATCACACACCCACAAACATTCCCCTGG